CTTAGAAAATGAACCTATAGAGCAAATACCTTTTGCGATGGTCACAGCTATCCCAATGCCACACAGGTTTTATGGTTTATCTATCTATGATTTAATTGGCGATGTGCAAGAGATTAAGACTACCCTTCTAAGGCAAACTCTTAATAACGCCTATCTACAAAACAATGCTCGTACTGTGGTTGTAGATGGACAAGCAAACATAGACGATCTCCTTACTTCCAGAGCTGGGGGGATAGTACGAGTCAAATCTCCCAATGCAGTCACCCCCCTAGCTTCTCCTAACTTCATGAGTCAAGGACTAGCGATGTTAGACAAAGTAGATAATATTCGTGAGTCACGATCAGGTGTATCAAAAGTACAAATGGGATTAGATGCCGATCAAATCAACAAATCACATACAACTGCAAGTAGTACCAATGTGATGATGAACGCATCAACACAACGAATAGAACTCTATGCAAGAAATTTTAGTGAAGGTATTAAAAGAATGTTTCAAGGTATCTTGACATTAGTTTGTAAGTACCAAGATCAAGAAAGAATAATTAAATTACGCAATAAATTTGTACCGATGAACCCTAGAGAGTGGGTAGATCGTTACAATGCAACAGTACAAGTTGGACTCGGTACAGGATCACAAGATCAACGACTCGAAGTATTAGGTCGTGTTTTAGCAGTCCAAGAAAAACTTATCGGTGCTGGTGGTATGGGTATTGTCGATCCTCAAAAGATTTATAATACCTTAGAGAAGTATTTAGAAAATGCTGGTTATAAAGATGCAAGTCAGTTCTTTAACAATCCAGCAACAATGCCACCTCCTCCCCCTAAACCACAACAACCTGATCCTACAATGCAATTAGCTCAAGCAGAACAACAAAGACTAAGAGCAAAAGATCAAGCAGACTTACAATTAAAAGCAAGAAAACAACAATCAGACGAAATTTATAAAACTGAAAAAATGAATTTAGATCAACAAAAATTAGCTACTGAAATTCTTAAACAAGAAGAAGGTAAGCAATTAGATAAAGAAAAATTAGCAACACAAATTTTAAAGGAAGGTATTAACTAATGGCATTTACACCATTTTTTCAAGGTACTGATGCACAAAATGTCATCAACAATTATTTAGGCACAGGCACTACAGCAACAACTCCTATGCAACCACAAGATATGAATGAGTTTGGTGTTTTTAGAAATCCTTATTCTCCTGAAGGTTTTTATGCTAATGAAACAGATGTAAACCCTAAACCTCCGTTTACTCCACCAGTCGCAGACGAAAATGGTAATCCACAATGTGATAACGCTAATGGTTATTATTATGATGTAGCTACAAATTCTTGTAAGTTAATTGAATCACAATCATCTAATAATGATAATAGTTTTGTTGACAATAGAACTGAAGATCAAAAAACTTATGATCGAATGGCAAGTGATGTTACTGATCCTTATGGTTCAAGTAACGAAATACAAAAATATTTCAATGAAGAAAAGTCAGACGCATCAATAAGTGGTGATAAGTATTATGATTTTGATCCAAGATTTAAAGCAAATACTCCTTTTATGGGATTAAATTTATTTGCACAAGGTTTTGACGCTTTTACAGGTGGTCAAAATAGAAGAACAAATAGATTTAATACAGCAGTACAAACTATGTTAAATCAAACTGCTAACGACAAAATTTATGGTCAAGGTAATAATCCTTTTGCTTTCGGTACTATGGTTGGTGATAATACTTTAAGAATGTACTCGCCACAAAATTATTTAGATAAAGTGGGAAATCTTGCAGTAACAGGCAATCAAGGAAGCACAGTTAATGACTTGTTAAATAGTATGCAAGAAGCTGAAAATAGAAGAAATCAAGTTTATGATCCTCTTTCAGGTACAATGAGAGCGTCAAATGCAAGTAGTAGTGGTGCAAAGATAACTACTGATAATTCAGGACAAACAATAACTGGTAGTCCATTAAGAAATGCAGATGGCACAAGAAACAACACATCATATCAATCCGCAGTTGCAAAAAATATTGCAAGAAATATAGCAAATCAAGGAGTAAGTGGTTTTGACCAAAAGCTAGGTGGTTTTAATCGTGGCAGATAATGAAGTTAAAAGAAGCCAACAAGCAAAAGACATATTAGAAAATCCTATCTTTGTAGAAGCAGTACAAAAAGTTAGAACAGAGTTACACACTGAGTGGTTAAACTCTGACACAAAAGATTCAGAACAACGAGAGAACATCTTTGTCATGAGAAGAATGTTAGAAGTTGTCTTGATGCAAATACAATCAGTTATGGAAACAGGCAAGATTGTAAAAAAATAACAGGAGAAATATAAATGGCAGAACAACCAGTAATGGATTCTGTAACAGACAATCCCAGTGAATCTGTTGCACCAACGCCCAAACCTCTTAATTCACAAGGAGAGGTAGCTGATGCCCTGAAGAACTTACTTAATACGGAAGCCTCTAAGACTCAGGAAACAGCAAGTGAAGAATCAACAAAAGAGGTAAGCGACTCGGAAACGAATATCGAAGATGCTTTTGACGATGATGAACTAATCGATCAAATTGAAGATGAACAACCATCTGAAACTAGTCAGGAACTTTATAAAGTTGTTGTCGATGGACAAGAACAAGAAGTCACCCTTGATGAACTCACGAAAGGTTATTCTCGACAAAGTGATTATACTCGTAAAACCGAAAAACTATCGCAAGATAGAAAAAGTGTAGAAGAATTAAAAAATGAATACACTAGGCAGAACGAGGAGGCTAAAATCAAAAGAGATCAATACGAAAAGCAACTACAGGTATTGTCTGAACAATTAAAACAAGCTGAACCTAGTAAGGTAGATTTAGATAGGCTTTATGAAGATGATCCAGCCGAGTATGTTCGTGTAAAAGCTGAACAAGATCGCAGAAAAGAATTATTGGAAAAAGCTAGTCAAGAGCAAGAAAGAATACAAGCTGAAAAACAAGAGGAGCAAGGCAAACAATACAATGCTTATCTTGAACAGCAAAAAAATCTTCTTGCACAAAAACTACCTATTTATGCTGACAAAGAAAAAGGTGCAGAGTTTACAAAGAACTTAATAAACTATGCCAAAGACATTGGTTACACAGACCAAGAAATAAATATGTTAGTAGATCATAGATCCGTTATTATGTTAGCCAATGCTTATCGCTACGATAAGTTAAAGAAAGCTAACCTGAAAAATAAAAAAGTAACAAAGGTATCTAAGGTCGTCAGTTCATCTAGTGCTAAAGTTCAAGACGATAATGAAGTTGCAAAGCGATTGAAATCTAAAAAAGCAAGTCTTAGAAAGACAGGAAAAGTAAATGACGCTGTTTCTGTTTTACAAGAATTGTATTCTCAATAACAACAACATAGAAAGGAATAAGTAATGGCACAACCAACCAATACTTTTGATACCTATGATGGTGTAAACTCTATAAGAGAAGATTTAGCTGATGTAATTTTTAATATTTCACCGACTGAAACTCCTTTTATGAGCAACGCATCAAAAGGTACAGCAACAAACACACTGCACGAATGGCAAACAGATAGTTTAGCTGATGTAGCAGTAAACGCACAAATAGAAGGTGATGATTACGCTGGAGAAGCTCGTGGAGCAACTTCCAGACTCAACAATTACACCCAAATTTCTGCAAAATCAGTAACCATTTCAGGTACTGACGATGCAGTAGATAATGCTGGTATGTCAACACAGATGGCTTATCAACTTGCAAAGATGGGTAAAGAGATCAAGCGTGACATGGAAAACGCTATGGTCGGCATTGAACAAGCTAAAGTAGCTGGTAATGCTTCAACTGCTAGAAAGTCTGCATCTGTAGGCACATGGTATGGACCAGCATCACCAACTAACAACTACTCTAAAAATGGATCACCTTCAGCAGTTCCAGTAGGAACAGGTGCAACAGCAATCGCTGGTGGTACAAACAGAACCTATACAGAGGCATTATTAAAAGCTGGTCTTTTACAGTCTTTCTCTTTAGGTGGAGAACCTGAGACAGTTTTAATGTCTCCATCACACAAGCAATTAGCTTCTGCTTTTGCTGGGGTGGCTACGAAATACAAAGATGCGAGTGACAGAGTATCAATCGGCACTACTGACATTTATGTATCTGATTTCGGTGAAGTAGCTTTTGTTCCTGATCGTTTCCAAAACGCAAACAGAGTTGATATCCTACAAATGGATATGTGGTCAGTGGATTTCCTAAGACCATTCCAAACTACTGATCTTGCAAAGACTGGTGACTCAGACAAGAAACTATTATTAGCAGAGTGGACTTTAACAGCTAAAGCTCCTAATGCTAACTATGGAATATTTAACTTAACTGCATAATTGTAGATAAAGGATTGGGAGGGTTTTAATGCCCTCCCTTTTTTATAGAAAGGAAAACATGGCAATTTTTACAAACAAAAAACATTCTTCTAAGTTATTTAAGGTTGTTTCTAATGCAAAAAAATCCGATTCCTCAACATCAAGAGGTGGAGCAAAAAAACAATCTAAACAAACTTCAATGGGTGACAGAAAATATGATCCAATGTTAAGCATAACAGGAAATCAAGGACTTGAAGTTAAAGGCACTATTGACATGATGATAGCAAAAGCAATTAAGTAACATGGCAAAAAAATTCTCTCTTAATGATCCTAATGATGGATCAACAGTCAAAACAAATTTAATTGTAGATGAGGCAGAGAATAAATTTCATATTGAAAACTATCAAGATAATGTATCTGTTAAAGAAATATTAGATGCTAATAAAGTAGCACAAAATGAAGGTGCTTATAAATCTAAAGTTATGGAGCATGAAAAAGGTTATCGTGTTGCAAGACTACCAAACATTGTCGTACATCAATTAGCGAAAAGAGGAATTTTAAATTATGCTGGGAAAGTCTTAGATAAACCAAGATTTTTTAAATGGTTAAACGACTCTGATAACAGACATTTTAGAATATATACAGGTAACTTATAATGGCATTAGACACATACTCCAATCTCAAAACTACTATTGCAAACTACCTTAATAGAAGTGATCTCACTGCATACTTAGGTGATTTTATCACTTTAACTGAGGCTAGACTTAATAGAGAGTTACGAGTAAGAGAAATGATAAACACTGATACATCAATCACAACTGTTGCTGGTACACAAAGTTATGCTCTGCCTACAGGTTATCTTGAAGCAACAACAGTTATTTATCAAAGTAATCCCTATTGCACATTAAGATTTATAAACAACAGTGATTTTTACAACAAGTATAATGTCAGTCAAAGTAGAGGCAAACCTACATATTTTACTATTGTCGGTACAAATATTCTTTTAGGTGTTGCACCTGACTCAGCAACAACATTACAAATTAATTATTATAAAAATATAACTTCGTTATCAGACAGTAATACAACAAATACAATATTAACAAATTATCCTGAATTGTACTTATATGGTTCACTAGCAGAGTCTGCACCATTTATTATGCAAGACGAAAGGATAAATACTTGGGCAACTCTGTATAAAGAAGCATTGAAAAATGCTAACGAAACTTCTTCAAGAGGATCAACTACATCTTCTCCTTTACAGATGTCCACACCACAGGTGGTATAGATGATTGAGTTTGGCGATTTACAAGCTGACTTACCTACTTACGAGAACTCAGGTGCTTTAGTAGTTGATAATGTCTTGCCTTTAGCAAAAGGCTATAAAAGCCTAGCTGGTTTTCAGGCATTAAGTGGTACAGGATTAACAGGTAGTGCGTTAGGTTTATTTACAAGTTTCAGTGCTGGTGGTTCTACGAATTATGCTGGTGATGCTACAAAATTATATCAGATGGACTCCTCTCTAGTCTTTCAAGATAAAAGTAAAGCTGGTGGTTATAACAACTCTACTACAGAAAACGCTAGAGACTTTTGGGCTTTTACACAGTTTGGCTCAAACATTATTGCTACAAACTTTGCAGATAATATACAAAAGTTTGAAGAAGGTGTAGATAGTGCCTTTAGTGATCTTGTATCATTAAAAGCTAAATACATCGCAGTGATTAGAGACTTTGTAGTAGCTGGATATACAACAGAAAGCTCTACAACCTATAACCAACGAGTAAAGTGGTCAGGTATCAATGATAGTTCTACATGGACACCTAGCCAAGCAACACAATCTGGCTTCCAAGATATCGTAGGATCACATGGTAATATTCAAGCCATTGTAGGTGGTGAGAGTGCTGGTGTGATCTTTATGGAGAAAGCTATCTACAGAATGGAATATGTAGGTACTCCGTTAATCTTTCAGTTTAATAAAATTGCAGACAACATTGGAGCATTTGCACCTAAGTCTGTTGCTTCTTACGGAAACATGGTTTTCTTTTTAGCACAAGATGGTTTTTACAAACTCACTGGTGGACAGCAACTAACACCCATTGGAAATGGTAAAGTTGATAACTTCTTTTTTGATGACTTGTCATCTAACCTAGATGGTATTTCTTCTGCTGTCGATCCTAACAATAGTATTGTTGTATGGTCGTATCGTGGATCAGGAGCAACTGGAACTACGAATAATAAATTATTAATTTACAACTATGCTGTTGATAAATGGAGTACAGGTAGCGAACAAGACTTACAATTTATTGCTAGTGCCTCACAAGAAGCATTTAACACTTTAGAAAGTTTAGATGTGTTAGGGGATTTAGATAATTTACCACGATCTCTTGACTCTTACTTTTATAGAGAAGGCGTTGTTGGTCTAGCTGGTTTTAACTCTGCTAACAAGTTTGGTAAGTTTATTGCTAACAGTTTATCTGCAACAATAGACACTACAGAGTTTGAAGGTGCAGAGGGTAAACGATCAACACTAATTAATTGCAGACCGATTGTTGATGGAACAACAAACACATCAGTTACTGTAACACCAATTACGAGGCAATCACAACTTGACACCACAACAACTGGCACTGCTACTAGCACTAATGATACTGGCACTTGTCCTTTACGGAGTACATCTCGATATCATCGCATTAGGGTAAATGTGACAGGTAATTTTAATACTTTGTCAGGCGTAGATATAGAAGCGAGACCTGAAGGTGGCAGATAATCAGTTTCCTCAAGTACCTTTATCCATACCAGATACAGGACAACATTTACGATTAGTTTCGACATCATTGAACAATACAATCAATGGTAAACTTAACAGCACTGGAACAATTACACTAACCGCTAGTGCTACATCAACAACCCTTACAGACGCAAGAATAGGTGGAAACTCAGTTATTTTGTTTATGCCTACTACTGCAAATGCAAGGACAGCTCTTAGTAGTTTACATGTTTCTGCTAGAGCCAATGGAAATGCCACACTAACTCATGCAAGTTCAGGAAACACAGACCAAAACTTATCATACTGTGTCATTGGATAATGTCGTCACTAGAGTACCTAGTGAAGATGTTGAATTTATATGGAGTCAAGTAGCTCCATTATTAGAAAAAGCATTAGACGAAACTTATAGTATTCAAGACATACTGTACGGAATAGCTAATGATCGTATGCAACTATTTATTAGTTGGAACAATAACAGAGTCGAGAGTGCTGTTGTAACCGAAATAGCACAATACCCTCAGTCAAAAGTATTACGATACTTTCTCGCTGGAGGTACAAATCTAGAAAACTGGTTAGAAAGAATACAAAAAGTAATAGAAAAATTTGCAAAGAAAGAAAATTGTACTCACCTTGAAGTCGCTGGGCGTAAAGGTTGGGTTAGAAAATTGAAAGGATTTAGTGTCAAAGCAT